CCACCACCCATGGGTCAGCCAATGTGCCAGCCCATGCAAGGCCAGTATGGATACAGCAACAATCACGGGTTTAATGCAAGCACTAATGGCATACCAAATCAGCCATTTGGGGCAATGCCCAAGTGGACCAATCCAGAATTAGACGAGTCATGGACACCTGGCCCACCACCCACAACGCCACCGGACCATCTTGAGGATGACCATGAGCGCGAACAGCTGGCCATTGCCAGACGGGAGTCAGAATAATGTTTGGCATACCATTCCCCTATATTGCTTTGGCTGTTTGCCTTGCCTTGTTTGGCTCTTACCGAGGTGGCTATCATTATGGGTGGTCAGATCGTGACGCTGAAATGCAGATTGCCATTGCCCAAAAGAATGATGAAGCCAGAGCCAAAGAGGCAGAGCTTGGCACTAAATTGATTGACCAAGAAACAAAACTCAGAAAGGCCCAAGATGATATTGTCAAGAAACAGTCTGCTATGCATGAGCTTGCTCGCACTGGTCGGCTGCGGCTCCCAGCCCCAAGTTGTCCACAAGCCAATGCAAGTGCCACCATTGCCACTGGAGATACACAACCCAGCCAGCCCGATGCAAGCGAACTTGAGCGACAGACTATTGCAGCTCTTATCGATATCGCAGCCGAAGGAGACAAAGCCATCAGCAAGCTCAACGCCTGCGTCAACGCCTACAACGAAGTGAGGGTTTTAGTCAATGGTCAATAGTGAGCAACTTAAACAACTGCACATTGGCCCAGAGTGGGTCGATGCGTTAAACGAGACATTCCAGCGCTTTGACATTTCCACGCCACTGCGCCAGGCTGCCTTTATTGGCCAGTGTGGCCATGAGTGTGGCAATTTCAGAATCTTGGAAGAGAACTTGAACTATCGCGCAGAGGCTTTGCAAAAGCTCTGGCCAAGGCGCTTTGATGCTGCCAAGGCTCAGATGTGCGCAAGAAACCCCAAGCTCATTGCTAACACTGTTTACAGCAGCCGAATGGGTAACAGGGATGAGGCAAGTGGTGATGGCTATCGCTTCCGAGGCCGTGGGTGCATTCAGCTCACAGGCTCTGCCAACTACCATCACGCTGGCCAAGCGCTTGGCGTGGACTTGATCATGCAGCCAGAGCTAGTGGCCACGCCCCAGTATGCAGCTCTCACTGCCGGATGGTTTTGGGACACTCAAAAGCTCAACCAGTATGCTGATTCCCGTGACTATAAAACCATGACCAAGAAGATCAATGGCGGGTTTATTGGTCTTGAAGACCGGATCAATCACATCAACCATGCGATTGATGTCCTGACATAATTAGCCATGGCCAATAAGCAACAACAACTAGAAGTCCCGTCAATCCCTAGTTTAGGGTTTGCGCCAGAGGCTTATGAGCGAAGGTATGTGTCTGAAGTTAATGGAGCATTGAATGGGTATTTTAGAAAGCTGATCAGCACATTAGGTGCGCTGTTTGGAATTCGGGGTGGTAAGTTTTTGAACAACCCCCACGGGGCTTTTCAAGATTCGACTGACCAAGTGGCGGCCAATACGACAACGGCCTATGCGGTCACATTTAACACGACAGACTTTAGCAATGGGGTGACGATAGCCAGCAGCAGCCGAATCACTGTGGCCGATAGCGGAATCTGGAACTTGCAGTTTTCCATTCAGTTTACAAACACGACAAATGCGTCTCAGGATGTGGATGTCTGGTTTCGGGTCAATGGCACAAATGTGGCCAATTCAAACAGCAGATTTGGATTTGCACCCAGAAAAGGTGTTGGTGATCCATTCCATATCATTGCAGCCATGAATTATTTTGTGAGTCTGAATGCCACAGACTATGTTGAAATCATGTGGAGGACAACCGATGTCGGTGTCACGATTGAGCAGTACGCTGCCAGTTCTACCCCTACACGGCCAGCAGTGCCATCAGCCATTGTCACTGTGTCTTTTGTCTCAAATCTACCTACAATTTAAGCCATGTACATACCCATCAAACTACCCCCAGGTGTTTATCGTAACGGCACAGAATACCAATCTGCTGGCCGGTGGAACGATGCCAACCTTGTGCGCTGGTACGAAAACACACTCCGGCCTGTCAATGGCTGGAGGGCAAAGTCTGCATCAACTGTGACGGGTGCTTGCAGGGCGATCATTACTTGGCGCGATGACGATGCCAACTCTTACATTGGCCTTGGCACTCACTCCAAGCTCTTTGCAATGGATGTTTTGGGTGTTTTGAAGGACATCACGCCAACTGGATTTACAACTGGTTTTATTGATGCAACAAGCACCACTGGATATGGCAAAAACCTTTATGGAAGTTTTGCCTATGGTGTGCCACGGCCTGACACCGGATCGGCAAACATAGCCACCACTTGGAGCCTCGACACTTGGGGCGAATACTTGGTGGGTTGCTCAGACTACGATGGCAAGATTTACGAGTGGCAGCTGGGCTTTACCACACCCACACTGGCTGCTGTTATCACCAACGCACCGACCAGCAACAAGGCTATTCTTGTGACTGCCGAGCGATTCCTGTTTGCCCTTGGCGCTAGTGGAAATCCTCGCAAAGTCAAGTGGTGCGATCAAGAAAACAATACCCTTTGGACTCCAGCGACAGACAACTTGGCCGGTGACTATGAACTGACCACCTCTGGCAGTCTGATGGCTGGTAAACGTGTTAAGGGTATCAATCTATTGTTTACAGATGTGGATGTGCATACAGCCCAATACGTTGGCGCTCCATTCGTTTATGGCTTTGAGAAGGCTGGCTCTGGGTGCGGTCTCATTTCAGCCCAAGCGGTGGCCGCTATTGATACGGCAGCGATTTGGATGAGCAAGTCAGGCTTTTGGATTTATGACGGCTATGCCAAGCCCTTACCCTGCGATGTCTCAGACTTTGTTTTCAACAACATCAATTTGGACCAGCGGTCAAAGGTCCATGCGGTCCACAACTCCAAGTTTGGTGAGATTTGGTGGTTTTACCCAAGCAATGCAGGCATTGAGAATGACTCTTATGTGACCTTTAATTACCGAGAAAATCACTGGAACATTGGAACATTGGCGCGGTTATCAGGCACTGATGCTGGTGTTTTTACGCTGCCACTGATGGTCGATGAGGCTGGCGAAGTCAACGAGCATGAGGTCGGGTTTGACTATGATGGCGCAACACTCTTTGCTGAGTCCGGCCCGATACAGATTGGCAATGGCGACAACATCATGTCTGTGCGCCAAGTTGTGCCAGATGAGCAGACCTTGGGCGAGGCGGTGGTTTCGTTTAAAACCCGTCTTTATCCCACAGGCGCTGAGTCTACATTTGGCCCGTATACGGCAGCCAACCCAACTTCAGTAAGGTTTTCTGGTCGGCAAGTCAATATGAAGGTGACTGGCAATACTTTGGCCGACTGGCGCATTGGCACAATGAGACTAGATGCTGTCGCATCCGGTAAGAGATGAGTGACCAAGAGCATTTGGAAAGGCTGCGCCAACACGTTGAGGCGGCATTAGAATACTCTGGAGGCACACACAATTTTGAAGATATCGCTGAGATGGTTGAGGATCACAGATTACAGCTGTGGCCAGCCAAGAATTCGGTAGTATTGACAGAGATCATTGTCTATCCCAGGCTTAAGAATTTGCATTATTTTCTGGCTGGTGGCGACCTAGATGAACTCTCACAGATGAGACCATTGATCGAATCCTGGGGCAAATCGGTTGGATGCACCAGGGTGACTTTGGCAGGCCGTAAAGGCTGGGCAAAGACATTTTTGAAAGACGAAGGTTACAGCCCACAATGGGCTGTGCTTGCAAAGGACTTATAGGGGAAAGACTATGGCAACAAGAGACGAAGTAATAGCAGCGTATGCGGCCAATCCAAAGGCATCACTTGCTCCAACTGAAGACGCAATTCAGTTTTTCATGCAGGGTGGACTTGGTAACTTCAATCAAATCGTTGATGAAGCCAGAGCGCAAAACCCTGCACTTGCAGCGCAGATTGATGCCCAGCGGGCAACGACCTCAGGCGGCACAACTACTGGCGGCACAAGGACCACCACTGGTGGCGGTGCTGTTGACAATTCAGCGCTTTATCGCGGCTTAGTCACGCAAGCCTATGGCGGTATTGGCCGCAAAGGCTTTGGCACTGGAACAAACCAAATTGACCAAAGCGGTTATGACTTTTGGCTCAATGCTTTGCAAAACGGCACATTGACACCAGAAACATTTAATGCGTCATTCAATAGGTCTGTCGGCCAATATGTCACTGAAAACCCTACCAATGCATTGACTCAGGCTGTACAGGCTTACAAACCATTTGCAAATACTGGCCTGCTGTCTCAGTCGCAAATGCAGCCCCAGTCTGTGGGCGCTCCAGCTGTGCCAACTTACCAGCCACAAAGCCTGGCTCAGAATTTCCAGAACTACATGGGCATTCCCATTGGCGCGCAATATAACCCTGCTGTGACTACTGGAGGCACATCACCTTATTCACAGATCAAAGCACTAACCCCTCAATTTGTGAATCCTTATGCGGGTGTTGTAGCTAATACGGCTATGGGTGGTTATAACCCAATGCTTTATGAGCAAGTTAAAGCGGCTGCCCGTGCAGCCGGATCATTGGCCCCGACAGACTATTTGATTGATCAAAGTACTGGTGGTTCTACTGGTGGTGAAGCTGCAGCCGCTGCAGCGGCTTCGGCTGCAGATGGTGCGGCAGCAGCCGCAAATAGCGCTAGTGGTTCGGCTCCCGGCAGTGATGGAGCGCCAGGCTCTGGTGCGGCCATGGGCGGTCTGATAACCAACGTTTTTGGCCCAGACCCTGCTGGTCCTGATGAGGGTCAGGTCAACATGATGCGCGGTGAATATGTCATCAAAAAATCTTCTGTCGATAAATACGGCAAGGGACTTTTAGACATGATTAACGAAGGCAAAGTGCCAGTCAAAAAAGCAAAATCATTGCTGTTTTAAGGGGAAAGAATATGTCCAAAGGTGGAAACAGCGTCAGCACAAGCTCAATTGATCCTCAGATCAAGCAGGCATTTTTAACGAACTTTGAGCAGGCTCAAGGTGTGGCCGGTGCATTGCCAGTCCAGCAGATTGCTGGCTTTAATCCACTGTACCAAGCAGGCGAGGAGGCTCTGGTTAACACCGGCCTTGCTGGCCCAGGCATTACTGGCACAGACTTGGCCGCGCAGATGGCGGCTTATGGTGGGA